GGTTTATTAAATCACTCATGCAACCTCCTTTCGTGCTAACCACTCATTCATACCAATCTCAAAAGCAATAGGATCACCCTTACGGAGTAATAATCCGTAATCTGGTGCATCATAAAATTCTTCTAAGTAATCCATGTAATCAGTTTCATCTTGTGTAAAATAACTCATGCAACCTCCTTTGGAAATTTATCGTTTAGGTAGGTCATAAATGCAATTAACAACTGACCATCATCTTTGGTTAATGTTGCTTGCCAACGCATTGAGTTAATCTCTGCATATGCCTTGAGTTTATTTTTATTATCAGGGTGTCTTGCTGCGAAATCATATATTATTTGATTGCCGTTGGTCTTTCCTAAACAATTCACATTATCTATAAATGCTTTCTTAACTTGTTCATCTGTATGTTCTTCAGATTCACAAAATATACTTGTTAGTTGCAGCTTATAATTCTCTAAGTATGCACTTGAGTCGAATTGTGTAGATTCTGTTACCATTTCATCTGCAACATTAGGCTTTTCAGCTTTTACTTTAGGCTTAGGTTGTTTTTGTTGACTCTGTCTAGAGACAGCACCCTCAACTTCATTTGCTGAAGCATATGCATCTTCAACTCCAATACCTATAGAAGCTAATGCTCTACCTATTGCAGAGGTTTCACAGTTTTCAACATAACTGGTCGAATTAACGAATGAATTTGGATCATCTTGCCATTCATGTGCAATCCCTGATCCTACAACTCGATCCGCTTGATCTGTAATCACAGCTTGTATTATTATCTGTTTGTTATCAACATCCCATTGAACTACATGAGTATTGAGGCCAAATGGTGTCTTTTTATCTCCGAAATTCTGACGGAAATGTATTACTCTTTCATTTACAGGGACATAATCTTTCCCTTTTATCTGTATCTTCTTCATATTAACCTTTTTAATGTTATAGATATTAGTTACCCAAAGACAGCGTGGCAACGGTGAATTCGTTGATTATTGCTTAATCTGGTATGCTTATAAGGAAGAAACTGAACCTAACCCTAACGCTAGTTCAGCGAGGATGATCTCTCAATAGAGTAAAAGAGATCCTTCCAACCAGGTTTAGCCTTTGGATAACCGTAATCGTTATTTAGGAGTGGAAACTTTGATTTGAACTGATTTTCGGTTTTCACAGATTGAGTCAACTAAAGGACTATATTTTTCAGTAAACTTAGATTTATCAAACTTGGTACAAGAAGCAAATTCTTTGGGGAATTTCTTTTCTACCATAGCAGGAGTATAATATCTGGTTTCTCGTCTTTGTAATTTGAGTAAATCTCCATTGTCCAAAAAACCACCAGGTTTATTTCCTATGCTTCGTATTAAATCTAATCTGTGTTTATCTTTACGAGATTTAGCATTAGCTTCTTCTGCTTCTGCTGCTTTCATCTGTTTATAATGGATTACTGCTCCAAGTTCTAATTTATCGTAATTGTTATCGTGATCCCAATTAGCAATAGTTAAGTCTTGGAATGTACTTGGTACTGGACCTCCTTTCATTTTAGGGTTCTTTCTTGCTTCTTCTACAAAAGCCCAAAATCTACTTGCAGCTTTTATGTAGGTTTCTAAAACCTTTTTATCAGGTTTAACAACATATAATTTAAGTTTATCGTGTGGAAACTGTACAAAAACAAACACAGCATCTACAGTAGGATGTACAACTAAGTAATGTACGCATTGCATCAATTGCCATATAGGTATCTCATTAGTACCTTCTTCACCATATTTATCTTTAGAATAGGTGCTGGGACACTTGATCTCTGCAATTACGTTCTTATACCTCTCTCCATATGCTTCAATGCTCTTACCAACGATATAAGCATCTATATGTGCATAAAGGAAGGGATAGTCAGCAGAATAATGTGTGCTTCTATCTTTCCTAAGACGATACTTAGTTGTTTTATTAATCTTTTCAATTACAGGTGTTTCTAACCACGATCCCCATAATACAGATTGATTATCACTTAAATCTTTTGGTGCTAATTTACCTATTTTCATACAGAATAATTCGTATTGGCTTGTTGCCCATTTACGCATTTGATCTGTCATTACACCAGCAGCAGCATATGCTTCACTTCCACCTATGCCACATCTTCTAGCTTCTTCATCTGTTGGGCTAAACTGTTTGTCTAGCTTAACATCTCTCATTACCATATAACCTTTTTAGTTTATGATTAACCTTAGTTCTGCTTTCCTTTTTTCAATTGCTAAATGTACAGCAGATATAATTTCAGCATTGTGTCTTTTACCTCTAACAACCATCCCAACGTAAGGTAAACTAAACCCTGTTTGAATAGCTATGGGTTCTAATTTTATATTAAATTCTGTACAAATTGACTTTAGATTCATGCAACCTCCTTTCTGTTATGTTATTTATACTTTACAGATTATTTAATATAATGTCAAACAAAAAAATCGGATTAGTACTATCCCGATTAATTTACGCACCCACCCCTAACCCTAGAAGCATATCTATCCATCTACCTCCTTGCTCGGACTCACTTTTTACATATGGAATAATGCTCTACATCCTATGTGGCACTTCTTGCCAGCTACCCAAGCACCTCCAACCACCTCTGTACAGAATCTGTATACACAATTCAGCTCAACAAATTCCTTCATAGATATACCACTCAACTATTTTAATAATTCTGAAAAGGCTGGTTACACGGAACTCTTCGCCCCTTGCCTCCTCCTATTTGCCTCACCAGCCTAGTTAGCAACATCCATGTCGCCATTAGACACGACTCACTGTGCCTAGTTAAGTATTGTTTCCCTCCTTCTGCTTTTAACCACATCTATATCGATATCTTCTGGAGAAGGTATTAATGCTGGTGCTTCAAATCCAACTAATTCATCAATCATTGAGGTTAAAGCAATACCTCTGTTGAATATCTGGTGTGGATTGGAATACTTCTTAAATGCTTCTGTATAAGCATTAGAAAGCGACCAGGCATTCCTAGGTTCAAAAGTATCAAATTTAGGCTCTCTCCATTCATCTAAGACTAACTTTATAGATGATGGTGATATAACACCTCGATCCATAGACCTGACTACAAAATCATTAATGAAAGACGAAGACTCAAACTTTCTTTTTTCTGTCCATATACCGTTCACTAAAACTTCAGGTTTTTCCATATCTATGATTTCGTACTCTTCTTCTGGTAGAGAATAAGATTCATATGCAGCAATTCTATCCTCATTAATTGCATCAAACTGTGTAAGTTCAAATAATCCTCTAGTAACCATTCTTTTGAGGCGATCACCTATGTGCTTGGTATGTTTTGAACCTACTTGTATCTCTCCTGTTACTTGTAAGTTTGAACATATCCAAATACCTAGCCCTGCTAAGAATAATAGAGCAAAAGTCTTATCATGTGAATTACGACCTCCCCAAACACTATTCCAATCTCTTGCAACAGTTGGGTTCTCTATATCCATTATCCAGAAACAACGCATATTCTTGTGTGATACTCCTATTTCCAGGTTCTTCCACTCATAACCACATGCATCTAATTGATCTAGTTGTTCACTAAGTACCTCATAATGAGACAGAGGGAAGTGTGTAGCAGTTGGTGGTGGAGTCTTCATCTTATTGAGGTCATCCATAGTGACTCTCTCTTTACATGTTAATCTTGACATATTAACCTACCTTTTCTTTTCTTAGATCCATTGAAGGAAAATGATAATTCCAGCGCCATTCTTCTGAGCAGGTACTTGGAAGTTTGCAGAATGCTCTTCCTGCTTCTATTGTGGTGTAACCATATAATAGCTCTCCACAATACTCACATGCCCCTACATCAACGCTTTTTCGCTGGTGGGGTAAGGACATTGACTTTGTTATGTTTGTCATGGTGTTTACCATCTGATGTTATATTTAACATTAAGTACGTATCTATGAACTTTTTCAGTACAGCAAGTTGCTGGTCTCTCAAGTCTTCGCACTCTTCAAGACATTGTACTTGTTTCTGTAATTTAGAAATTTCTAGTGACATTGAAATTACTCTTTCTGCATGTAATGCTTCAGACTTACTAACTTGTTCTATCCATGCTCTTAACATAGCAATTTCTTCTTTCATATTTATAAATTTAATATTTACTTGATCATCCATATTTTCCTTTTCTTCTAAATGTTTATCTACGTTAGCTCCAAAGTGTCTTGCTAAACCATAATGCATATTTCCTCCATTTTAATACTCCTTTAAATTAACGTTTATCAAGTTCTTCAGTTATGAACTCGTATATTTTATTTTCAATACAATCAAAGTCTTCAGACTGTATGCGTTCTCTTATAGCTTCTAATTCACCAGAGAATAATATTTCTGTT